CTTAAAGAATAAACGCAAACAACTTTATTTATCAGATATAATTAATAGGCATATGAGTGACGTCACATCTTTAGTTGTAGCAATTGTGGGCGGCGTAGGTTCTTTGTGTGCAGGAGTTTGGTGGTTATCAAGACTCAGTTCAAATAGCACGCAAACATCAAGAGACGTTCAAGAAATTAAGGCAACTACAAAAACCATTTCTGAAACAATGATCGGATTTCAGCATATTATTACCGATCACGATAGAAGAATCACGAACCTCGAAAAGGAGTGTGATAAATGAGTGTTTTATTTTCTAAGATAAAATCAGTGATTACTGATTGGATAGGTTCGGCAAGCAGTAAAAGACTTTTGGCATCTGCTTTGACGGCTTTCATTGTCACATTTGGACAGGACTCAGGATGGATCACATCAGACCAAGCCTATCAATTGGCTGGTGTTGTCATAGGGTTAGTTATTGGTGACAGTTACCGACCTATCAATCCTAATAAGGCTACAGAATAATGCCACGTGCACGAAGGCGCAAGAGGGCCGAATATAACGATGTTGTAAATAACGAACCTGCCTCTCCTACCGAGAATAAAAAAGAAGAAAAAATGGATGCCAAGGAAACAAAGTGGGAGCATAAATCCAATAAACATGAGGCAAAAGTGGATGGCAAGGTAGCCAAACAAGACGCCAAAACAGAAAAATCCTATGCTGTTGCGGCTAAAAGGAATGCATTGGCATCTCTGCTTAAATGGTTGGTCATTCTTATTGGTACAGTATTTGCTATATTTAAGGTGGGCGGATTTAGTGGCGGTGGAATTTTGGATTCTATAAAAGGACTATTCCCATGAAGTTGAGATTTATTAAACCTAAACAACCAAAAAGAATTTTGATCCGATGTCCTTTCACACAAGACACTTTCAAGTTATGTGAAATGATTTTTGAAAGTGGTTATCAGCCAGTTGGATTTGTTAAATACTGGATTCATGTCCTATTCTGGAATAAAAGATCAAAATAGGATTTACATTGATCTAACCATTTTTAGATAATAAAAACTTGAAGCAGATTTATTTCATAGGCATAATATGAGTTTACAAAACGTCACGTTCAATCTTGCTTCATCGGTCCGATACGACACGATGGAAGGCCGAGATTATATTGTTGCTCCTATGGTAATGATTACCGAAGGAGTACATAAAGGTTCAAATGGACCTTTATATTATCCACGTTCAGAGCTTGCCAAGACTCCCGAAGTATGGAATCATAAACCAGTTGTTGTTTACCATCCTACTATGAATGGGCTTGGAGTATCCGCATGCGATCCAGATGTTATTACAAATCGAAAGGTTGGTATCATTATGAATACCCATTTCGATTTCAAGACTGGTAAATTGCGTGCCGAGGCTTGGCTAGAAAAAGACAGAATTCAAGAAGTGGATCCAAGAATATCTGAAGCACTCTCCTCTGGTGAGGTTATGGAATTATCCACCGGCTTATTCACTGATAATGAATTGATCGACGGTGAATGGAATGGCAAAGAATACAAATATGTTGCAAGAAATTATCGCCCCGATCATTTAGCTTTATTGCCAGATAAAATCGGAGCTTGCTCTATAGAAGATGGGGCAGGATTACTGCAGCTTAATCAACAGCAAAGAAGTTCTATTGAACAACAGCTTCAACAGAATTTTGGGAATAATGTTGAAATCCAAAATGTTGTGACTTCTCAAATTTCTTTTAATCGTGAAGGAGATTTGTACAAAGTCGATTGTTTTTTTGATGAAGGGAATTTCATAATAGATCCGGAGACTTGTTTAGAAGTCACATCCAACGCATCTACAGATTCCCGACCTTATTTAGGAGTGGACACTATGTCGCATTTAGATGAATTGGTTGAATCCATCATTAATAATGATGGAACAGCCTTCGCTGAGGATGACCGTGAAACTCTGCTGGGTTTAAGTGAGGAATTTCTCACCAAACTTCAACCGGTTGAAAATGAAGATTCTGAAGAAGAAGCTGCTGAAGAAGTAGCCGAAATTCAAGAATCCGAAGAAGAAGCTGTTGAAGAAGCAACTTGTGATGATACTGTTGAAGCCGTTGAAGCTGATGCAGAAGAATGTGCTGTTGTTGAAAATGGTGACCTTACTGTAGAAGATTATGTTGCGAATGCTCCTCCGGAGATCCGTGATATGCTTCAAGCCGGTTTGGAGTCACATAATCGTGATCGTCAGTCATTGATTGATGTTGTAGTTGGAAATGAAAAGAATATTTTCAGTTCCGATGAATTAAATGTAAAACCAATTTCTGAGTTAAAGGCTTTGGCCGCACTTGCTTCTCAAGCAGTTGTTGAAAATAACAGTGAAGAAAAACCACTTCCGAATTATTCTGGAGCTATTGGCGCAGCCGCAGCTCCTGTAGCTAATTCAGAAGAAGAAGCTCCATTGTTGATTCCGACGATTAATTGGGATGAGTAATTAACTTTTAACTAATTTCTTGTAGGAGAAATTCTAATGGCTGTAAATACCATTGTACTCAAGGGCGGCAATCACTTTGATGAAGTCACTCTTGATGAAATCGCATCGCCAGGAATGGCAATCGAACTAGCCGCAGACGGCAAATATGATCAGGTGCAATCTGCTCAAGCAGAAGCATTAAAACAGGGAATCCAAAAGATTCTTATTGAAGATGCCCTTCAAGGTAAAACTGTTGATGATGCTTATGCCGCCAGCGATAAAGCACAAGCATATTCAGCTGTAGCCGGCGACCAGATTCAAGTTCTTGTTAAAGATGGTGAAACAATCGCTGTTGCAGACAAGCTTGTTGTTGAAGGTGGTGGAAGTGGCTTGTTTGTTGAAGCTGCTGGTACAGAAACTGCTTACCAAGTACAGGCTTTGGAAGCCGTGAGCCCAAGTGGTTCCAACGGTCTCGTCAAAGTTGTCGTTCTCTAAATAATTAACCAACGGGAGAAAATCTATGTCAGATTTTATTCATAATGGTGTAAGTCACGGCGATGTCGCATCAACTTTGATGGCGAATAACTTTGACCCACATGTCCTACGTCCCTATATTGGAGACGATGGAAAATCATACGTCACACTTAATGAAGGTGGAAAACCTAAGTCCCTAGTCACAAATGCTCCTGCTACTCTCCGCAAGGATGAGTGGATTGCATTGGATGATGTTGTAGTTGCAGCTGCGAAACAACGACTGAATGCAGTCGCTGATCTTCGTGCCGCTGGTCTACAGTACAACATTCCTAATGGAATGGGCAAAACTGTTTTGCAATATCAAAATCAAAGTGATATTTCAGCAGCTCAAGTTTCTATGGACGGTCTAAATGAATCTGCTGGTGATCGACCAGAGTATGATTTGAACAGCCTTCCTCTGCCTATCATTCACAAGGATTTCCGATTCTCAGCACGAGAAGTTCTGGCAAGTCGAAATGGTGGAAGTCCACTTGATACGACCATTGCTGAACTTGCTGGCCGTAAGGTAGCTGAAGAAGCTGAAAACCTTCTGCTTGGTGTTAGTGATTCCTACACCTATGGTGGCGGAACCATTTATGGTTACACCAACTTCCCAAGCCGTCTAACAAAAACGATGACGGCTCCAAGTTCAAGTAACCACCCAACCACGGTCCAAGAAATTCTTGCCATGAAGACACAGGCTCAGGGTGCGAATCACTATGGACCTTTCTTCTGCTACTGCTCCAACAGTTGGGACCAGTATATGGATGAAGATTATTCGCAATCTAAGGGTGACATCACCCTTCGTGATCGAATTGGGCAAATTGAAGGTATTGATCGTCCTAAAACATTGGACTTCCTTCCAGCCAGTACACTGATATTGGTTCAGAAGTCGTCAGATGTTGTCCGAGAAGTAATTGGAATGGATATTACTACCGTTCAATGGGAAACCAAAGGCGGAATGGAGCTGCATTTCAAAGTTATGGGAATCATGATTCCTCAGCTGAGAAGCGATTTCAATGGAAACACTGGAATTGTCCACGGCAGTTTTTAGTATGATATGAAAATCGGACGGGGGTGAAATATCCCCCGTCCATTTTCTTTTTCTTTGGAGACAAACAATGAAATTTAGACTTGTAACTGGATCCCATTCGGATTTGGAAACCTCATATAACGCTGGGGATGTAATTGAATCCGATATTAATCTTGTTGAGACATTCGGTCCTAAATTTGAAATCGTGTATGGCGAAATCGAAAGTACAGAAGTTTCACAACAAGAAGAAAGTACAGAAGAATCCCAAAAAGTTGAGGACGATAATGTAACCGACCAGTTTGATTTATCAGACTATGAGGAAGGCATCGCCGTTCATAAACGCAAAAGAAAATACTTTGTTTCAGTTGACGGAGAAGAATTAAATGATAAGGGATTGAATAAACGTGATGTCCCTTCATTTGTTTCGGACTACTTCGGCTAAATTCACACACATTAATAGGATAAATGGAACATGGCTCGAACAACCGCGACAAATGTCAAGAAAATAATAGAGGTTGATACTTCTATTATTGCCACGGATGCCGACCTAGATCCATTTATTGATACAGCCAATGAGTTGGTAACAGAATTATGTACAGGATCCAACGGTCCTAAATTAGCATATTCAGCCACAAGATTAGAACTTATTGAAAGATGGTTGACTGCTCATTTTTATGCGATAAGGGATCCCAGAGCCAAGTCTGAGAAGGCTGGTTCTGTGGGAGTAACTTATCAGGAGAAAGTGGACCTCAACTTTTCTGTAACAACTTATGGTCAGCAAGCAATATTATTAGATACAAATGGTGCTCTTGCAAGACTTAATAAAGGCAAAGGTGTAGGTATTTCTATCCTTTGGCTAGGTTCTACAACTACAGTGAGTCCGTGATATGGGTATTATCTCAAAAATGCGAAAACAGACGGCGGTCTATTGGCCGCCCGGTTCTGTTGATGCTTATGGACGACCTACTCAGGGCACGGCTGTGGAAATTTCTTGCCGTTGGGAAGATGTACACGAGCAATTTTTATCTGCTACTGGAGAAGAACAGACAAGCAACGCCATTGTATATACGTCCCAAGATGTTGAACTTGGGGGGTATTTATGGTTGGGTGCAATAGCTTCTAAGCCAGCTGAGCCTGAATTAGATAAAAATGCATATGAGATTAGGAAGTTTGAAAAGTTACCCAATTTGAAAGTTTCCGAATTTCTAAGGACGGCAATACTCTAATGGCTAAAAATAAATCAATAGAACTTTTTGCCAAAATTGAGGGGTTAAAGGAACTACAAAATAAAATTAAGAAATTACATCCAGAATATGCGAAGGCTTGGAGAAAGGCATTGTGGCATGCTGGAATGTTTCTTAAGGGTGAAGCCCAAAGGCGTACTCCTGTAGATACAGGCGCATTAAGAAATTCTGCTCAATATAGAACCTTGGGATCAGGATGGAACAGTATTGGTGAGGTGTCCTATCATACTATTTATGCTGTAGCAGTGCATGAAGTACACCCTACCAAGTCTAAATTTTTGGAGAGTGCTTATAGAGAAAATAGGAATGAGATATTCCACAGACTTTCTACGGCATTACAACAATATACACCATGACTACACTTCCTCCTATCTATAACATAACTCATCCTCCTTCTATAATCCTACGGGATTATTTAATAGATCAGGGAGTTGGAGTTGATCCTACTACAAGCAGTTTCGATTACCCAATTTATGTGAGTTTGTTGCCAGATGGAGATAATGTAAAAGATAAATCCATCGCCATTATAGATACCACCCCGATACATGTTCAGGAATGGATTAGGAATGGACAGACATATGTATCATATGGCATACAAATTTTAATAAGAGACAGTGATTATCCTACAGGATTTAGCAAAATGCAAGTTACCTTGGATGCACTGGATTCTATAAAATATACATTATTGACTCATGACTCGGTAGAATACAAAATGAGATTCTTTAGAAGATCATCAGAGATTCCATTGGGTCAGGAAGATGATAATAGGAGACGCCAATTGTTCAGTATTAATGGACTTTTTTCAGTTATCGACAACAGTAAATAGGAGGGTCAATTATGACTCAAGACTTATCAAACATTACTATGGATGGCAAAGGCGCCACAATTAGTTATGGTGGTGGAACTTTACAAGAAGTGAGTATCACTCCTCCATCAACCCAAGGCGGCGGTGCTTTGGAAGTTACCACGCATAGAAATAGTGCTTGGCGAACAAAAGCACCTAAGGTTTTGAAAGACCTAGGTGAAATGACATTCTCAGCAATCTATGATCCTGCTGAAATTAATACAACAGGAATTACTAAGTTGAATGTCAATCAATCAATCACTGTTACATTCCCAGATACCTCAACTTTGGTGTTCTACGGATTTGTTGATTCATTCTCAACGGGTGAATTGGTACCGGGCGAATTACCAACTTGTGAGGTAACCATTATTGTTACTAATCAGGATGGTGCAGGAACCACTGGCGGTTCTGAGACTGCTCCTGTATACACTGCTGCTTAGTACTCATAAAAAGGAGACCCGAACATGAGTAGTGAAGTTTTAAGATTTGATTTGAGCCTAGATTCTATTTCCGTTGAATTAGAATGTCCTGAAAAGGGTAAGGTTCAAAAATATCTTTTGAAGGAAATGACAGGTACTGCAAGGGACCAATATATGTCATTCATATCTAAAAGATTAAGTACAGACTCCAAAGGTGAGGTGACTGTTACTGGTTTTGAAGGTCTTCAAGCAAATTTATTACATTCTTGTTTGTATAAAGTCGATGACAACGACAAAGAGTCCATCGTTCCTATAAACACCATCCAAAAATGGCCATCACGAGTTGTCGAGGCTCTATTCAATAGAGCCAAGGAGATGTCCGGTATGGATGATGCTGCTTTGGAAGAAGCGGGAAACGATTAGATGCTGGAGAGACAATTTGGTGGCTGATGCTCGCTGAAAGGTTAGGGATGACCCTCCGTGAGTGTCAGTCACGTGTCTCCAGCAAAGAATTTGTTTTGTGGAAGTATTATCTGCAAAATGAGCATCTCCGTTTTCATCGAGAAGATTATTTGTTTGCGATGGTTGCTGCTGAAGTCAGACGTACCATTGTGAAGAATCCGAATAAAGTTGATCCCAAGGATTTCCTATTAAAATTTCAGGATACTAGATCAAACGAAATTTCTGAGGAAGATAAACAAAGAGCATTGTCATTCGATAAATCTTTTTGGCTGGAAACAGTGGGATTGGATGTTGATGAAGTTCTGGGAGATGAGGATAAATAATGGCTACTGCTGATGTTGATGCCCTACTAATTAGAATTGCTGCTGATGCAAGTTCACTTAAAGCTCAGTTAGGTTCTGCAAATAAAACTGTAGAATCCTTCGGCCAAAAAGTGGGAGCAACAATGAAGTCGGTAGGTACCAGCATGAAGAATGTTGGCAGAAAAATGACCATGTGGGTCACTTTGCCAATACTTGGAGGAGCCGCGGCCTCGATAAAAGCATTTTCCAATTTTGATGCAGCCATAACTAAATCAGTGGCTATTATTACGGACTGGGGAGGAGCCACAAGAGCTGAAATGGAAAGGGTGGCTATTGCTTTATCCGAAAAAGGTGTGCAATCGGCTACAGAGCTTGCTGAATCCTATTTCTTTCTTGCCTCTGCTGGATTAAATGCAAAACAACAAATTGCAGCACTCCCTATTGTTCAGCAATTTGCTACAGCTGGCATGTTCGATATGGCATTGGCTACCGACTTGCTAACAGATGCTTTCTCTGCTTTAGGCCTCAAGTCTGGGACCACTGCTGAACAGATGGCTGCTATGGGTCTATTAGGCGATCAACTTGTTATGGCTAATACTTTAGCCAATGCCAGTGTTGAACAATTCGCCACCTCTTTGACCACCAAAGCTGGTGCTGCCATGAAGGCATTTAATATAGAGGCTACAGAAGGTATTGCTGTTCTTGCCGCTATGGCTGATCAAGGTATTAAAGCGGAACTTGCTGGTAATGGACTGGACAGAGTCATTAGATTATTATCCAAATCATCACGTGCTGCTGCTGGGGCACATGCGGCTCTAGGATTTGAAGTATTTGATTCAGAAGGGAACATGAACAATCTTGGAAATATCATTATGCAGTTGGAGGTTATAACTGCAGGAATGAGTGATGAGATGAAATCCGCTACATTGGAAATGTTAGGATTTGAAGCACAGGTTCAGGGAATGATTCTCCCATTACTGGGCACTAGTGAAGCCATTCTACAATATCAAGAAGATTTAGAAGGTGCGGGAGGTACCACTGAGCAAATAGCTGAGAATCAGATGAAATCGTTTTCTGCTCAGATGGGTATTTTATGGGATAAGATTAAAAATGTAGCCCGTGAAATAGGGGAGAGATTAAAGCCTATTGTAGAAAAGATGAATCAATGGATAGAGGCTGCCGTTGAATGGTATCATGGATTAAGCGAAGGCATGAAAACAACAATCATGGTGATACTTGGTGTTGCTGCCGCTTTGGGACCTTTATTGGTCATCGTAGGTACATTGATTGTGGCGATAGGTACTGTGACAATAGTGATGTCCAAGATGGCTGTCGCACTTGGATTTGTAAGTGTTAAGGCTATGATTGCTGCGGCGGGAATGAAGGTATTTACTGCTGCAGTTGCGATAGCCAAATTGGCTATAAAAGCTGCGCCATATCTATTAGCAGCGGCAGCTATTGCAAAGGTTGTTTCAGAGGTCTACAACTGGGCTGCTGGAATGGAGGAATATAATAAGCAAGCCGATAGGAGAAATAGGCTTGACAAAAAGATGCAGGATTTAACATCAAAGAAATTGGAAGGGGATCTTGCCGGTGTTGCGGAAATGGAGACCGGTGTTGAAAAAATAGAAAAATTGAAGGAGATGCTTAACAAAGCAGGGAAAGAGGTTCAGGGCTATCGTGGTCAGTTAGGAAATGCAAAGGATAATGCAGAGGAATTAGCTCCCACTGCATGGTCGCTCTGGCAAGCTGGAAAGTCTGTGCACCAAGTAGCTTTGCAAGATGTAGAAGCAAAAGAAAAGGCGTATCATATACATCAAGCACATTATGAAGATTTACAGAAAATGATACACGAAGAAGAAAAGGCCATTGAATTAGCAAAAGAAAAAGAAGAAATTGAAAAAAGAAGATTTGAAGCGGAAGGTGGAATTCCAAGAGCAGCAATGGCGGAGGAAATAGCATCCCTTGAGGAGATGACTGCCAAGTTGGAGGAGGAACGGGATACGATAGGCATGTCTGCTAGTGAAATGGAAGTCTATAAAGCCAAAATGAAAGGAGCTACAGATGCTCAACTTGCGGAACTTGTGGCTACTCAGCAGAAGAATGATGCGATCCAAGAAGAAATAGATGCCATTAATGAAGCAAATGAGGCTAATGAAAAAAGAAGGCAAACATACAAAGATATGAAAGAATCTTTGCAGGAAGAAATAGAAACAATGGGAATGTCTGCCCATGAATTGAGAATGTATAAAGCAGAAAAGGAAGGCCTTAATTCTCTTGAAATGGCGATTGTTAAAGTGAAGAGCAAGGAACTTGAGAAATTAAAAGAAGAACAGAAAATGATGGAGAAAGGTAAACAACTCACTGAGAGCCTGATGACGCCAGAGGAGAAATTTGCCAAAGGTCGTGAAGAATTGAATAAGATGCTCGCCGAAGGAGCCATTGATTTAGAAACCTATACCAGAGCAATGGAGAAATTAGAAAAAGACACCACCGTCAAAGTCAAATTCAATATCAGCGGTGTGGATGCTGTAGCTGCTGGTAGTGCGGAAGCAGCTGCAAGGCTTGAAGAATTTAGGGCATTAGCAGACGGCGGCAACAAAGTCGATTACAGAGAAGAAGGACGGAAGGTTAAACGTGAAGCCGGAAAGAAAACAGCTCCAGTTCCTGGTGTTCCTGAGAGTGATACAAAAGAAGGCTCCAAGAATCTAAATGATATTGCGGCTAACACTAGAATTATGGCGGAAAGAACACCTGTTGTTGTGGAGGAGGCTGGGTTAGTATAATGGCTGCTGTTGTTGTAGGTAGATTAGACTGGGGTCTTGATAGAGATAAAGAGGGCCACAGAACCTATAAAGTTAAATGGCTAGTGCAGACTGGAAGTACAGCTGAGGGGCCTTCTCATGCTTTAATAGCTTCTGGCCTTCCTGCAATAGGATCATCTTGGTCTCAGGGATACGATTATGATGCATGGGCACGTTGTCTTCCTACTCAATCCTGCAGATATTTAACAAAGAATGAACGGGGATACTGGTGGGAAGTTGAACAAGTATTTTCTACCAAGCCTCTGACACGCTGTCAGGACACTTCTATTGATAATCCTTTGCAAGAACCGGATAGAATTTCCGGAGGATTTGTAAAATATACGAAAGAAGTGGACAAGGATAAGGATGATAAGGCTATCAAAACATCATCTCATGAAAGAATAAGAGGTGATCAAGTTACCTTTGATGCAAATAGGCCTACTGTAACAATAGAAAAGAATGTTTTGGTTCTTCCTTTATCTACATTTGCTCCTATGATAGACACGGTGAATGATGATGTGATGTGGGGACTTCCCGCACGTTGTGTAAAATTAACAAATGTGAGCTGGAGTCGGGAGCTATACGGAACTTGCACATTTTATTACACAGTGTCGTATGAATTTGATTGTAAATATGAAACATTTGATAATACGATATTTGATGAAGGAACCAAGATTCTATCCAAGGGCGGCGACAAAGATGAACCAAGGGACTTTGAAGTCTATAAGGATGTGAATGGTGAAAATACAAGAGTGTTTTTAGATGGGGAAGGAAATCCTTTAGAAAAGGGTGAAGATCCAGTGGAAATTGATATTAAGTATTACTCAGAGTCCAATTTTTCCACTTTAGGAATTCCTACCACATTATAATGGATACAGGAGACCATTATGTCAGAAGCTGATTTTGCAACATCTATGGAGGAATTGGAATCCATAGCCGTTTCTGCTCAACCTAGTTATGTGTTGGAAGAATCCGATAGGATTACAGCACGGTTGGATTTTTATTATGAAAGATTTAATGAGGATCCTGTCTATTCCAGTCATGTGCTTGAATCATTAATTCCTCAATCTGAGGAAGAAGTCTATAAAAGAAAAGCAACCATTGAAGAAGAATGGACCTCTATAGACACAGGTTGGTTGGAATCTATTAGTTATATTTTAATCAAGAATTATAAAAAGTCATTCAGCATTCATCCTACCGAACAGGAAAGACAAGATGAGAATCAAAAGTTCATTTTGATTCGGTATGATGAAGGAGATCCTATATTTCAGATTGATAAAGGTTCTTTTTTATTGTTTAAACCTATCGACATAAATAAACTCCAAATCAGTTCACCAAATGGGACCACAAAAGTTGAACTGATTGTAATGCCGTCGAGATAAAAATGGCTCAGTATTTTCTATCAGATGCAGACAGAGACAGAATCCGAACTGCTTTGGACAGTTTGGATAAAACAACTCAGTCACATGCAAATTCATTTAAGCCTGATGATGTTTCTCAGTCCCCTGAAAAGTATTTCGGTCTGCTTCCTTGTGATGCTACTATACCGGCAAGACAGGCGAATACCCCCGGATCCTATGATGTTTGTTTATTCAAACAAGTAAATGATGGAACTGGAGTTTATTACATTGAGCAAGTTAAGTTTCCGAATGACGATCCTGTCCGTGTTACTTGCTATAACATCTATCCTGAAAATGTAACTTCCAATGACGGTTATTTTCAAATGTCTAGGTCCAAGTATGGACGATGGATGAATGAAAGACCCGTAGGATCAGATACTACTACAACAGCTGGACCTCTGGAAGATTTAACCACCCCGTGTTCTGGGCGATGTGAATGGCAATGGAATAATTACACGAAGGTGTGGGAGATATTATCTGACGGATGCGGCACATCCAGCACACTTCCTCCAGCTACAACTAAACCTCCACAGTGTTCTGATTGTCCCTCAACAAATCAGAATAGTGCGACAACAATAGCTCCCACAACTACTACCACAACAACAGCTGCCCCTACCACTACAGCAGCTCCAACCACGACCACTGTTGATCCCAATTTATGTCAATGTCAATACCCTCCATATTGCGGTACTCAAGACGGTGAAAAATATCTTGGCGTATGCGGATCTGTTCCAAGTGAACCTCAAATTGATTGTACTACCACGACAACAAGTACCCCTACAACTTGCGACTGTAATACCACAACAACTCGATTAGGGTGCTCTGCTGGTTGTGACTGGGAATTAGATGTTCTCCAAGATGGTGGTGGATTATTCTATTGGAAACAGACATCGAATGGATGCGATCCGTCATGCGATTGTTATCCCCCCGGCGACGATGTATCCACGAGTGAATGCGGAGCTACCGCTCATACGGAATGCTATGTCCCCAAAGTCCCACCTGTACCCGATTATTGCGCCGGTGATTGTCAATTCATGTGGAACGGTATTAAATGGACTAGGATTTCCTATTCGTGTACGGATAAGTGTTTCTGTGAAACCCCTAGTTATGATGGACAAGATTCTTGTGAAATCGTCACTATTGGCTGTGTAAAAGAGCAAACAACAGGCGAACCATGCTCGAATTGTTATCCTACAACAACTCCAACCCCAACTACTACATCGTCCACAACAACAACTTGCGACCCATGTAGTGCTACACCTTGTCTTTACGATATTGTTAACAATCCGCACGGTCGAGTGGGCAAATGTTTTTATATTTATAATGATTCATGCTCGGCATGGGTTCTGAATGAGGATAATTGTAATTCAAATTGTCCTTGTCCTGAAACAGCGGAACTGGGGTTAGGAACAGATGGTTTTCAGAAAATCACTAAATGCCCAAGTCCAGCAACCACAACTACCACACTCGCACCATGCTATGATTCTTGTGAATGGGTATATTCTTGCGATTGTGATTCATGGATATTACTTAAAGACCCTTGTGGAGGTGATTGTCCTTCTTGTGATCCGCCTAAAGGTGGAGGAGATTGTGGGGGATATTCCCGTTCCTCGTGTAATCTAACCACGACGACATCCACGACGACATCCACAGCATCTCCTCCAACATCTACCACTCAGACAACGACAACATATTGCCCTACAACAACGACAACTACCACGACAACATCCACAACTGTATGTCCAACTACAACTACCACCACGACAACGACCACCACTTGTAATCCAGATGCAGATTGTTCAGCTCCTCCCGGTCCCTATCACGATAGATGCAATCCATCTTATAATGGCGACCACTGTTGTTGTGAAGGTCCTTGCTGTGTCTATGCGACACTGGGCAGTCCTTGTCCTGTCCCCATAGGGGATTTATTAAGCTGTCAAGAAAATTCTACGGTATGGCATTGCGGTGCATCTGGTGGAAACTGTTGTCCTGATGCATCACTTGGAGGGTGCGATACCTATTTCCTAGGAAAAGGATTTACATGTGCAGATTGTCCAGATAACCATACTGGAACAACAACGACAACAACGGAACCAACTACCACGACTACAACTACCACATCCTCTACCACGACTACAACTACCACCACAACTACAACTTCAGTCGATCCGGGCGGAGGAGGTGGAGGGGGAATGGGTGGTCCGTAATTAACAGGCATAAGGAGACCAAAAATGCCAAAACTTACAATTGGAATGGCCCACTTTGATGACTATCATGGTGTGTATTTCACAATTCAATCTATAAGACTTCATCATCCGGAAGTCATAAAAGACATTGAGTTTGTCGTAATTGATAACTCACCCAACTCTCCTCATGGTAAACAGGTTAGACAGTTTGTTGAGAGTAATGCAATTATAGGAACTGCAGGTGCTTTTTATGTTCCCTTGGTCGATCCAAAGGGGACATCTGTAAGTCGTGACGCAATCTTTGCCCATGCTTCTGGTGACTTTGTTCTAGTTAATGATTGTCATATTTTATATCCGTCGGGATCGTTAAAAAGATTGATGGATTTTTATGAGCAAAATCCTGATACCGATAACATATATTCAGGTCCATTAATTTATGATTCATTAGCCCAAGTGACTACACATTTCAACGACCAGTGGAGAGGCGAGATGTGGGGCACATGGGGATCTGCTTGGACAGATATATATGAAACTGAGTATTTTTCCACGATTCAAAATCCTAGGGATCTTCCAAGAGTCTTACCTATATCCCTTGAAATGAATGCAAAATCTATTTCATCTTGTGGGGGAATAGACATACCAGAAAATATCCCATGGGCAGGGCATGAGAGTGTATTAGAAAAAGCCGGATTCAAAAAGGCGGGTAAAAATGATGACGATAAACCTTTTGAGATTCCCGGACAGGGATTAGGTTCTTTTACATGTCGTAGGGAATCTTGGTTGGGATTTAATAAATATTCCAGAGGATTTGGAGGAGAGGAACTTTATATACATGAAAAATATAGACAAGCAGGACGCAAGGCAATTTGTCTTCCTTTTCTAAAATGGCTTCATAGATTCGGACGTCCTGAAGGCGCCAAATATCCCTTGACAAGATACGGAAAAGTGCGCAACTATGTTCTTGAATTTAATGAATTAGGACGTGATCTGGATCCCATATACACCCATTTTGTAGCCACTGAATTAATGAAGGAATCCACATGGGAGTATTTAATTCATGATCCTATATCCCATGAGAATGAAGATGATGAGGTTGGTTGTAGTTCCTGTGGGACTGCTAAAAAGTTGCAAAGAGATGCGTTGGAACGGACTGGTGGTATTGATTCTGTTTTTGATGTAGTGAAAGGAATCAAAAGGGATCTGGATGAGCATCTTCCTTATTTACGTGAGATAGGATCCAAGTGCGAACATATTACAGAGATTTCAAAACGAAAGGAATCCTTTGTTGCTTTCGCTGCATCTAGGCCTAAAAAGTTTGTTTCACATAACATAGAACCTAGTGAACTTTCGGATTATGTGGAGCATGTATGTACAGAAACAGAATTTGAAAGAACAACCAACCATACTCATGAAATCGAATCCATAGAACAAACAGACATGTTGTTCATAGATACCACCCATACTTATGGGACTATGATGGATGAATTGAATAAATTCGCACCGTCTGTAAAAAGATTCATCATTGCAAGAGGGACCAAGAATAACGGAGAAATAGGAGAAGATGGAGGTCCGGGGATTCTTGTAGCTATGAGGGATTATATGAAGAAAAATCCCAAATGGAGCGTGATTCATTACACTCCAAATCAATACGGATTAACTGTTTTGGGTAGGTTGAAAAAGGATAAACCTAAGTTGCCATCAAAGATAGAAATGGCCAAGAATTTGGCCATTGCTGTAAAAGATCATATCAAGGAAGGAGCGGAAAATGTAGCTGCTGATCTATTAGAGAAAAGACTTGAAGCATGTAGTGTTTGTGAATTTAGAAATAACGATCAATGTTCTGTCTGTGGTTGTTTTGTATCTAAAAAAGCCAAATGGAAAGAACAACAATGTCCATTAGGAAAATGGACGGAATAGGAGACCCATTATGAAACCTCAATTTCCACATATCGGTGGCTGGTTATATGATCATGAATTTTTAGCATTATCGCAATTGGCGAAAGGCAAAAAAGTTCTTGAAATTGGAGCCTTCCAAGGAAGGTCAACCGTAGCATTAGCCCAAAGTGCAGAACATATCGTGAGCATCGACCATTTCGCCGGAGATGAGTTTACAGGAACTGTAGGTGGTAGCACACTCACAAGAGAACAAACGATTGAGGCGTATGCACGAAACACTGCACCGTACAAGGATAAGATTACTGTCATAATATCTGATATGTATAAAATTATGCCTTTGCTTAATCCAAAGGATTTTGATTTACTATTTTATGATGCTGATCATACCGCAGCCGCAGCTAAATTCTTTTGCGACTGGTCTTTAGGCGCAAAAGAGGACGCCATTATTGCACTTCATGATTACAAGCCGGGGGATCCAGTTTGGCAACCATCTGTGGATGTAATGGATGATTGGCACTCGGAAACAGGCCGACTAGCAAAATTGGTTGGTTCATTATTTATTACAGTGAACACACCCATTCCAAATGGTCAACTTTTGGGAACGGAGGAGTATCCAGATGAAAATCAGTTGCTTAATGCCAACCTATAATAGATGTCCGGGTCGGCGTTATTTAATAGAGGAATCATTGCATTCTTTTCTTTTGCAAGATTATGAGAATGCAGAATTGATTATATGTAATGACACTCCTAATCAGTTACTAAAATATGATGATGATCCTAGAGTTATCATTCAAAACCTTGATAGTAGGTTCCCTACCCTATCGGATAAAATTAAGTTCATGATTGATAATTCGGATGCAGATTTATTCTGCAGATGGGATGATGATGATATTTGTCTTCCGCACCGGTTATCTTATTCATTAAAGAAATTAGGCGACCGATTAGAATGGCGTGCTGAAAATTATTACTACTGCCCTAGTGATAAAACACTTCACACAACGGGGGTTGGCAATACTCATTGTATGAGTTTATGGCGCCGTGAAGTGTTGGATAAAATAGGCGGTTATCCTGAAAAGGCAAGTGGCTGGGAGGATCAGCAATTTAATATCCAGCTGAAAGAGGCCGGGATTAATTTTTCGGGGGAAGAAATTCCTATTGACGAGATATTCTATTTGTATAGGTGGGGTGTTTCTGATAGACATCTATCCGGCACTGGAGGAGGAAATGAAGGACTTCAGAATCACTGGGATAGAATAGGTGAGCAAGAAATTCCTGAAGGTGAGTTTATATTGGAACCTCACTGGATGGAGGATTACTGTTTAAGAGCAGTAGAGGCAGGCTCATCGTCCGCAATGAACGGATAGCAAGGAACGGTGTGCGGCACTAGCTTAGGACAATAAGGTCTCCGTTGTCCCTTGCGAAGTGCCGCACACTCCTTATGGTATCAGTAGGAACGGATTAAGTCATCCAACATGAATCCTACATATCTGGCATATGTATAACCTTCGGTATTCACTACGAAAGGCGGGCGTGACATTGGGTATGGAGTTGCCACACTGATACGTGTTACCATGACGATATGTCCTCCCATTTCATCCGAGTATCTGCCTCCAATTTCTTCCCATATCGGATTATCTTCAAGCAAGTCATTAATTATTTTGTCATATTCTTTTTCTGATACTTCGATGTCCTTAATAATCTCGACCTTATTCTTGGAAGATCCATAAAATAAATGTTCTTGATATTCTTTCAAAGTGTTTAATTTATTCCAATGCGGGAATAAAGCCGATCCAAATTTTTGTTCTAATTTCGCCATTTGATTTGATCCTTATAATTTTGCGATTGATTTATCGTAAAGAATTGAAAAGTTTGGTCATATCTTGCATCCAAGTATTTAGATCCTCTTGATCTTTTTTACGTGCTTCAAATTCCTTTGTTCCGGGAATTTGAACATTAATTTCTTCCAGCATTTTATCGAATTGAAATTCATTGCTGTTTAACATTTCTTCACGCATTGATGCTGGTGCGGATAGAATATCTTCATTCGTGTAAAATCGAGGTTGAAAACTGAAATGATTTTGATTTTGATTTGACATTTGATTTGATCCTTTAATGAATTAACTTTGATGCTTTAAGCATATCAAATAAATCGTCAATAAACAGCACTATAT